TTCTTCCTTGTTTAAGACATGTCTTTCATAAGAGCCGATGGAAGAGTCTACTGAGTTTGCATTTATATCAAAGTAAACATCGAAAGGCGAAGGCTGTGACATACCGGGAACTATATGTTCTTCCTTTACCCTTTCCCACTCGCTCACTCCTTCTATCCAGCTCTTTTTACGTTCCACGCTTATCATTCCAGCTTTAATAATACCAGAGCCGAAAGTACAAGCATCTTTAATGGCTGACCTTATCAGTGTGTCGGCATTGTTTTCTACGAGCTGGTCATGAATACGGGAGGCCATCCTCTTTGTAACTTCTCCCAATGCCTCTTCTTTTGACATTGGCTCGCCGTCTTCCTGGTTTACAAGTTCTTCCTGTGCCCATATCTCAGCATCGAGAGTCGGAAAAGGAGTCGGCTTGATTCCCCAAAACTTGTGGCCTGTAGCTGGAAAGATGATATCTGACAGCCTGGCAAACGCCGCAGTCGTCTTCATCCTGGTAATGCCTATGTATTGCTGAGAGCCATTGGGGTCGAAAGTTGACCTAACATCGGCATCATATACTGAGTTATACGCTCTCAAATTAGAAAGCCATTGCTCTTCAATTTTACGCTTACGGTCTCTCCAATTAGTAAACTGGCTATACAAATCACTGCCTAAAGCAAATGCAGCACTTTCGTCTATAATGTCGATCTTCGGAGCCGTTGGCTCTTTGTCTTTCTTGTCTCTGTCTACCGTAGATATTTGTGGCATTAGTTAGCACTCCCTTGCATGCGTTGCATGCGTGTAATTTTTTCAACTTCAGACTGAGTAGCCCAGGCAGGTTTCTTGCCTTTATTGTTTTTCTTAACAACGCTACTTCTTTCTTTCATTGCCTTTGGAATAGTGTACAACATTTCAAGCGCAATAGCAATGCTCATAACTCTGTCATCAAAGCATCCAAGTTTTGCGCCGTAAGTACAACTGCCATTATCACCTTCGTGTATTGTGTAGTCTCCCATTTCACTAAGAGTTTCCCTGCAACAAATACCACTTTCCCTGTCTCGCAATGCCCCTCGTAACTGATCTATAATCTTAAACTTTGACTTTTTTGTAGTAAGCCAGCCAGCGGTCTTCGTCTTCTTGCCGTCGGAGTTTGCATCTAACTTCTCACGCTGGTACAGGTTAGGATAGTTTTTCTTCTTAAGAGCGGTAATAGTCGTGAGTCCGTGGTTGTTGGACTCTATTCCCATAAGGGCTCTATGGTAGTAAACGCCCAGATAGTAGGCCAAATCGCCTAATGTATCAGGGTCTATCTTGCCGTGCAACTGAGCTACTTGCTGGCCATATGGCAACTTAAGGACATCTAAACTGCTAAAGTCACCATTCGCCAGGCCTTCCGCAACGTCTCCACCAATAACGTACTTGCATCCAGGTTTGGGTTTCTCCCAAATTTTAACAAGCCCCTTGGGGTCTTTCTCGAAACGCCCGGTATGCATATTAAAATCTCCAACGAGTGTTGGTGAATAGCATTCCTCAAGCGTCTCCCTGACTTCGCTGGCCGGAAATACCTGCTTACCGGAGTAGATAAAGGCTTCCTCCGCCGTTGAGGGATACCACTGCTTAAAAAACTCTTCTTTTGAGAAGCCAACAGGCGGAACGAGCGTGCTGATCTTCCAACGCCTCCATTTAAGCTGTGCGTATGAGACCATTGCGCCACTTGGTAGCTCCTGTTTAAGTAACCATTTTTCGTCATCGCTAAGTGTCCTTTTAAGTTCTTCGAGCTCTGCCGGACTCGGTTGCCTCCTGTATTCACTATGAAAGAACCAGGGGATAAAAATCCTGAGATATTCAGGAGTGTTACCCTCTGCTTCTTGCTGTTCCGACTCTTTCCAGGTATTGTAGAAAATACCGCCGACCCCATTGGCCGTTGACTCAATAATTATCTGAGTCCCAAGGATTGCCGGATATTCAGAAGGCACGGATTCCAAGAGCCCGGCTACCGTATTCAAGCTGGCATCTTTAAAGAATGCGTATTCCGATAAATGGATAAAGTGAGTCGTGATACCCAGTCCACCTTTTGACTCGCAAGTCTTAACATCGTATCGACTTCTCAGTCCTGGTATCCTACTGCCTTTGGGCGTGTCAAATATCAATGCCTTTTCGTTACTTGCCCGGGTCATTGGCCTTACGATCTTCGGAGCGTTTTCATGGAAGGTCTTCACCATGCTAAATAAGTTATCCCTACTCATATCCGCCTCTGTCATAATGACAGCACGCTTACCTTTGCGATAACTTATCTTGTGATAGAACCAGGACTCCACCAACGTGGAACCGCCCCACTGTCTACACTTAAGCATTATGGCACGGATATACCCCTTGCGCTTTAGCTCTGCCTCAAGCAGTCCATGGACGTATATCTGTGATTCATTCAGTACGAATGGAACCAATTGCCCGGCTTTATTGTTTATTTTATGGCACCGTGGAGCGTAATAGCGATAGTCATTTGCAAGGCGATTCAGCACCTTTCGGCGCTTTGCCGCTTCCGCTGTTTCCTCTTCGTCCATTTCGTCTTCTTGTTCAATCAGTGCAACCATCTGTTATATCCTGTATCTTGAAAAAGGGTTTCAATTGCTCCTTGCTGTATTGCAAGAAGTTGTCATTGAGAGGCGCCCCAGTACATATCAACTGTAGCCTTATCCGGCGAATCCGGTCTACATACTGAGCCATTTCAACCTCATAGTCCGCTATTTTTCTTGCCTGCATGGCAATTATTTCTGTGTCATTCATATCTATGTATCATCTATATAAAGACTTGTCAACAAGATTATGCTATTTTAAATCCGTATACAAACTTCATTCCTAAGCCCTTCGGCTCAAAGCCCCCTACCGAAACTACCTGGCATACAAAATAAAGCCTGCCGCTGACATATGGCGGAGGTATCTTGTCGGTTGCCATTGCGTCTACCTGTACTGCTATTAAGTCGTTATCTGCCTCTATTATTGTCTTTTCTACTTCTGCTTTAAGTCGGCTTGCTATCATTGCCGTAACAAGGTCGATTGTGATGATATCCTTGAATATTGCCGGGTCAATGACTTCCTCAATAGGAATTGCATGGTCTACGGTAATTTCCGTAAGGTCTATCATCCGAACTGCATCGCCTTGGCCTTCAATCCGACCTTCATAATCAATAATTGCAAGCCTTGTAAATAATGAATTATTAAAAAACTTACATACTATTTTCTTTGACAATATATCAAACTGCGTGTTCTTTGATATCTCAGCCTTAATCTTCTCTTCGCTCTTTTCCAACGGCCTGCTCCTTAATAATTTCTTTAAGTAATTTTTCAATGCCTATGTCCTCTCGTGCTTTCCTTGCCTCGGTATACCTTATAATGCCAAATACCAGTCCGGCAATAATAACAATATACCCTAAGATTTTTCCGCCATCTGCTAAGACCTGCCTAAAGGTTTTCTTTTCCTGTACCATTGATTTGACTTCATCTTTAATGGTTTGCAGTTTAGCTAAATAGTCGTCTTGCCGCTTGTCCATTTTTAATTTAGTTTCCTTGGTGTCTTGATGGTAGTTATCGTATTTCAATTCTATGCGCTTCAACGTGCCATTGGCTTCTTTAATGTAGTCATTGAACCTATCCGACTCTGAACAGGATTCATGGCATTCTTTAATGACATTGTAGAGACCGTCTATCTTCTCGTCTTCGGCAGATATATGGTTTTTGAAGTCCTTCTGCATAGTGTCTTGGCTCTCCTTAACGCCTTTAATCAACGTGGCCGTTTCTACTATAATATCCCTGGTTTTTCTAAACAACATCTTAAATTCCATCTCCTGGCTTATTCCTAAAAAATAATCAAGATCAACTGAAGTTCCTCCCCCGCTATTTCAAACAGGGGAGGAATAGATTTATATTACCACGATAAACGCAGTGGTCTACAGCTTGTCGATTACAGCAAGTGTTTCCTCTTTATTCTGAGACACATAGCTGCCTTCACCATACCGACCTTTGGCACGATCTCTGAGCTCGCCGATCTTGCTTTTGTTCCAGTTGTGAGTACGACTATAATACCCTACGATTCTTGTAATTCCATTGAGTTTAATTGGATTTTCCTCTCTGGCGACCACTGCTATAAATCGCTGTGCAGACTTTTCATCTTTGATTGCTGAAAAGATTTCCGTTAGTTCAATAGTTACCTGGTGTCCGTCTTCGTCTATCGTAACACTATTATCCTCAACTACAAGAATAGTGTCCCCGCTACCATCCGGCTTTCGATACTCTCCAATCAGCGTGAGGTTTTCATGGGCTTCAATTCCGGCCACAAAAAGCTCTAAGCTCTTTAACATTTCATTCCCTACTGGGTCATTAGACATACACAACTCCTTCTAACTAAGGTTACAACTTGCTATCGGCCACCGCCGCATTGGCGATATAAAGCCTTCGTTCAAGGTCTCTGATCTTAGCTGCTTCTCTGTCTACAATAGCGCCCTTGAATTTCAAGAGAATGCCTCTTATTTCCCTTGTTTTACTGTAAGCAGCATCAGTACGCATTTGACTGATGTAACACGCATCCGCTATTTCTCTTGATACCTCTCCTAAGTCATCCACTATTTGTCTCCGTTAATAATATTCAACGTGTTCACTGTAATATTTACCGTGGTTATCTGGATTTCTTCAATAAGGCCAGACGGATTATCAGGAGGGGTATAATCCCTTCCTGTGGCTTTTATTTCATCAGAGTATCCGGATTCATTATTTGAGGCATCATAAGCGGTTACTACTATAAAGTATTTAGCCCCAACTATAAGGCCTGTTACGGTATGGCTTGTTGTATTACCAACGTCCATCATCGTATCATACACATTAG